GCCGTGGGAGATCGGCGTAAAGCTGGATTCCCTCTCGAATAATCTGGATGTCGAACCGGGCGACCAGAATTTGAGAGTAATCAAGTATGAGTTCAGCATAACGGCCGAGGCATTCATTCCTCAACCGATTGTTCGTCAGAAATCGGTACTGAAAGAGAAATTAAATTTCTTGAACAGTACGGAGACGGAACAGGTGGATGAGGTACTAGATAGGTTGGAAGTTGCTGTGCAAGGGATGTCATGATCGAGATTACGAATAAAAAGAAACACCCGGTTCAAGTGATCGTGAGATCAAAGAAAGCTCCTCGGGCTTTTACGACTCTGAACATCCCCGGCGTAGGCAAGGGTGACAACGTGCGAGTAATCGAAGACGAACGTCACACCAACTATATCGACCGGGTTGAGGGAATGGGTCTCATTAGTACGAAGAAGCTACCAAATAAGTCAGCTTAATGGAGAGAGTAACATGGCTATTCTAAGGGGATTTCCTGCGTCGAACACGATCAGTCCATCCGTTCGCATCGCTGAAAAGGACTTGAGCTTCGTTGCGCCAGAGCAGACCTTCCACCGTGGTGGTTTGGTCGGCTTCGCATCGAAGGGTCCAATGAACGTGCCGACCGTGGTCCGCACGAACCGGGAGTTGACGACCAAGTTTGGTCAGCCGCACCCGGATGTTGGTGATCCGTATCTCATCTACGCAGCTTCGCAATACCTGTTGGTCGCCAACGAACTCTTCGTAGTTCGTGTCGGTGTGACCGATCAGGTTAATAGCGAACGTGCAGCGACCGCTTCGGTCGAAGTGCCTGTTGCCGGTTCGCTAATCGCCGTTACCGGCGATGAAGTTGACAGTGGTTCTGGCTTCGTCTTCGCAGACGACACCTTCTTCCGCTGGAAGCTGAATGGCGTTCTCTCGGCAAAGACTCTTGTCATTCTTGCTGACACCTACACCATCGACGAACTCGTTACCGAACTCAACGATCAGTTGACCGAAAACGATGGAATCGTATTCAGCAACACTGCTGATGCACTGACCCTCGCAACGACTTTCAGCTACGGCCCAGATGCTTCGCTGGAATTGGTTTCGGTTCAGTCGAGCCTCTACGGCCCAGACAGCGTTGTCGGTCTCGGAACCGGCATGACCCCGGCTGTGACGGTTGGCGACCAGAGCCAGTATCCGACGAACGGATATCAGGTTGCTGGCAGCTATAACTTCACCGGCCTGACGGGCATGGAACTCCATGTCGTAGTTGACGGTTCTGACAACGTGAACATCGACAACGTTGTTCAGGTTGTTAGCTTGAGCGGCCTGACTACCAACAAGACGATCAGCCAGATTGTTACCGCAATCAACAATCAGAAGATCGAAAACGGTGGCACTCTTCCGGGTGGCTGGACGGCCGCTGCCGCTGGTAACTCGCTGAAGTTCACCACTGACCATGTTGGCCGTGATGCCCGCATCGTCGTGAAGAGCGATAGCAGTGCCTTTGGTATCTTCCAGAGCACGACCGCATCGCCGTTCGTCTACGACAACACTTCCTGCTCGGCTGCCACTCCTAGCGAGTTCGGCATCACCGCAACGGGTGGTAGCTGCCAAGGCGACGGAGACTCGACTGACGGCATCATCACCGGCAAGACCGACAACGGCATCAGCTTGACGCTGACCGCTGACTCGGCCGGTATCGACGGCAACTCGACGCAGGTTGTTGTTTCTAACAACGTTCGTGAAGGCACCTTCTCGCTCGATGTTTACAACAACGGCATTCAGGTCGAATCGTGGGGCAACCTCACGAAGGACGCCAGCAGCCGTTACTACGTCGAATCGTTCCTTGCCACTGTTTCGGATTACATTCGTGTAAACGATGAAACCGATACTCTGGCCGCTCCTGCCAACGGCACCTACAGCTTGTCTGGTGGTACTGACGGCATCCCATCCGACCCGGATGATGCAGATAGCTTGCTGATCGGTAACTCGGTCGGCTACAGCGGTCTGTACGCCTTCTCGGAACCGGAACAGATCGACATCGACCTTCTGGCTTGCCCCGGTCACTCTTCGACCGCTGTGGTCGAGGCTTTGATCGACGTTTGCCAGAACTACCGCACCGATTGCCTTGCAATCATCGACCCGCCATTCGGCTTGACGCCGAGCGAGATCGTGGCTTGGCAGAATGGTACGCACCCGCTGAACAGCAGCCGGTTCGACCGCGATTTCGCTGCTCTGTACTGGCCTTGGGTCAAGCTGCGTGACAGCTTCAACCGTGTGGACGTGTGGGTTCCGCCGTCTGGTTCGGTCATGGCTGTTATCGCTCGCAGCGACTTCATCGGAGCACCTTGGTTCGCTCCGGCAGGTTTGAACCGTGGCGTTGTACCGGGCATCACTGATGTGTTCTCTCGCCCAACCGGCGAAGAGCGTGACTTGATGTACGGAAACCGCAACTGCATCAACCCGATTGTGTCGTTCAGCGACATCGAAGGATTCGTTGTCTGGGGTCAGAAGACCTTGCAACGCCGTCCAACCGCTCTGGACCGTATCAACGTTCGTCGCATGATGTTCGTGATCGAGAAGCGCATCCGTGCTGCTGCTCGCACGCTCCTCTTCGAGCCGAACGACCAGATTTTCCAGAGCCGTTTCCAAACGCTGGCTGGCAACATCCTCCGGGAAGTCCAGATCGGTCGTGGTATCAGCGCCTTCATCGTCAAGGCTGATGCCGAGCTTAACACCCCGGACGTTGTGGACCGGAACGAGTTCCGTGCCCGTA